TGCTATTTTTATTCTTGTTCCACATTCTCCTTGGTTTCTTCTTCTTCTTCTATCAGGATGGTTTCTTTGGTTCTTTCTATATCTACTTGTTTTGCCAGTAGGATGGAATTACTTTAGATACCGTTGGGAGAAAGAAGCTTTCCAAGCTGCAGAAGGTTATTCAGATAAGAAGGTAAAGAAGATAATGAAAAAGAGACCCTATTATTTATGGTGGATGTAACTCTTGACTTCCTCTTCGCTGCCTGACATCATTATCTAATGACATCAGAAGAAGAGCTGATCCAATATTTTAAATTTCGTTGTGAAAAAGGTTTTTTCTGGCGCGGGTTAGATAAAAAATCTAACGTATATAGAAAGCGTTTAGAATATGAAGCTAATGTAATAATTTCAATGGGGTTCGTTGGTTATTTCTTAATCGTAAATGACATTCTAGAATTCGCACACAAGAATAATATCCCTTGTGGTATTGGTCGTGGTAGTGCTGCAGCTTCAATTATTTCTTACTGTCTCAACATAACTCATCTCGATCCTATTGAATGGGATCTTCCATTCAGTAGATTTCTTAACGAAGATAGAGTTTCTATGCCAGATTATGATCTGGATTTCTCTGAAGCACATAGATATCTTGTTCTTGATTACGTAAAGAAAAAATATGGAGAACAGAACGTAGCTCACATTGGAACCTTTGGTCTAATGCGAGCAAAGAATGCTGTTAGAAATGTAGCTAGAGTCTTAGGACATCCATATGAAGTAGGAGATAAATTATCTAAACTTCTTCTTCCTCCTATCCACGGCAAACCCCAACCACTTAAAACTTCAATAGCTAAAGTTTCAGAACTCAGAGAATAGATAAAAATATACCCCTATTCAAAGGTAAAGATGATTCTATTGCTGCGCAATGGGAAATGAATAACCTTGAAAAATTAGGTTATATAAAATTTGATTTCCTTGGATTGTCTACACTTACTAAAGTATCTATCTGTCTAGACCTTGTTAAAAAAAGACATGGTAAAGATATAGATATCTATAATCTTAACTGGAAAGACGATAAAGTTTTTGAGCAGTTTAGACTTGGTAATCTTCAAGGAATATTTCAATTTGAACAGAGTTCTGGTTTTCGTGATCTAACAGTTCAAGTTAGGCCTACTTCGCTTGCTGACTTATCATTTTTAGTTGCAGCTTATCGACCTGGTCCACTCGGCAGTAGCGGCCTTCAAGATTTTCTTGCTTGGCGGGCAGGAGAAAAAGAACCAGAGTATTTGATACCAGAATTAGAACCAATTCTTAACGAAACTGGAAATTTTTTAGTCTATCAAGAACAATGTATGAAAATTGCTACAGATTTATGTGGATATACATCCCCAGAAAGCGACAATCTTAGAAAGATAATTGGTAAAAAATTACCTGATAAAATGAAATTGGAAGAGAAGAAATTCAAATCTGGTTGGATGAACAATGGATTTTCTTCTGAAACTGCCGATACAATCTGGAGTCAATTAGTAAATTTTGCATCATACGGATTCAACAAAACAGTTGACAAAGATACAAAAATTGATACACTTAATGGAGTAAAGAAAATAGAGGATTGTTCCAAAGGTGATGTCGTATTCACAATACAACCAGATGGTAAAGTTGTATTGTCTAAAGTCGTTGCACTCCACGATCATGGAATAGTACCTCTCTGGGAGGTAGAATTCGACGATGGGACAATTGAAAAATGTACACTTGACCACAAATGGCTTACAGAATGGGGACAACAACCACTCTGGAAAATCCTTGACCTGGACTGCGAGGTGTGGGGATCAGCTATCAACACGCAAGAAACTTCTGACTCATCAAAGAACCTGCAAACAATGCAGAAGCCTAGTAAAGAGCGGGATCTACAGTGTTACGGAGAAGGTGTTCCTGTGTGGTATGAAAGCCAGGATCACGCGAGAAGAAGCAAAGAAACACAGAGTCAATTGCAAAGAATGTCAAGCCAAGAGAAAACAGATCCGCAAACAAACCAGAACGAACAGCAACAAAACTCCTCAGGCCAGAAAGATTGCGTCCGAGACAGCCAAGAAAACCTCAAAAAGACCAGAAATATGCGAGTCTCGGGCAGCAGTCTTGGCCCACTGGCGATTAGAAAATCCAGAGAAATTCCAGGCCATAACAAGAAAAGCTCAATCAAGTCCAAAAAGATCCAAAATGGAAGCGTGGTTAGAACCTCATCTATTCAGCATTGGTTTCAAACGGAACGTCCAGATCCGATGTCAGAAAGAACGCAAACAGGTGGATTTTATCAACAGAGACCTGCAGACCATCCTAGAGGTGGATGGACCATGGCATTTTCTACCGGTTCATGGAGAAGAAATTCTGAAAAGAACTCAGAGTCGGGACAGGATGTTGGAACAGGAAGTGCTGCGCCGAGAATGGAAACTAATTCGGATCTCAATGGAGAACTTCAAGACCTCTGGGGAACTTACAAAGATAAGCTTAGAGAGCCTCTTCGATTTACTGACAAATGGGGTAGCCCAACCTATAGTATGCATCGGAAAATTATACGAATCTCTTATCTCGGAATGCGACAAGGTTATGATCTTGAAGTAGATCATCCATCCCATAACTATGTACTTGCATCTGGATTATGCTGTTCTAATTCTCATAGTGCAGCATATGGAGTTACTGCATATATAACTGCTTATCTTAAAACATATTATCCAGTTGAATGGATGTGCTCTGCAATGATCTGTGATAGAAATAATAAAGATCAGATGATTAAATATATAGCAGAGTGTAAAAGGTTAGGAATTAATATTTCTCCGCCGGATATAAATAAAAGTAGTGAACTATTTACTATTGATAAGAAAGATAATATTGTCTTTGGTATCGCTCCTATTAAGAATTTAGGAGAAGGTCCTGTCTCTCTCATCATAGAAGAAAGAGAAAAGAATAAATTCAAAGACTTTATAGATTTTTGTGAAAGAGTTAATCTCTCTAAGGTTAATAGACTCAAAGTAGATACTCTAATTAAAGCCGGGGCATTTGATTCTATCGCGCCGAATAGAAAAAGTCTTCTTGTTGTTACCGAGAAATACTGGGAATATAGAAAGCAGCTCAAATCATTCGAAAGTAAACTCAATACATATATGAATAGAAAGTTAAAATGTAAACAACGTAACAACGATATAAAAGAAGGAAAGACAAATGATAAAGGCATCCTTCTTAAGCCTTTAAAAAATCCAACCTATCCAGAACAACCTATATTTCCTAAGATTAGACAATTCGAAGAGTTGCCTCGTGATGAGTTACTTGAATACGAACATGAACTATTAGGTTTCTATATTTCAGAACATCCATTAGATGACTATAATCTATATGGCGACGGTAAGTTAATGCCTATCGAAGATATAAAGAACCTTGCCGACAGTGGAGAAATTGTTTTAGCAGTAGTTATATCAACCACAAGTGAAATTACAACAAAGAAAAAACAGCAAAAGATGGCATTTCTTACCCTTGAAGATAAGACTGGACAAATAGACAGTGTAGCTTTTACTAAAACGTACTCCCGATATAAAAAATTATTCGACAAGAAGGTTCCCTTATTAATTTATGGGTGGCTTGAAGTTACAGAAGGTGAAAAAGAAAATATCTGTAAGGTTAGAATAGGAAAAGTACAAGAATTGTCAAAAATTGCCAGCCGTGTAGAAAGAAAAGAAAATGTAACTTTAGACCTCAGAGTAAAGATTGGCAAAATTGCTGACGCTCTGAGCTGTATAAGCAGTGAGAAAAATGGTACCATAAAGGTACGGCTGGTTGGCGTGTCAGAAAACGGAACAGAGTTTATCTTTCCACGCTTACTTCAGATAAGTGACGATGTTTTTAATCAAGTAAAGGAGTTGAATGGATAAAGCGATAGGATACATTCTGACAGGGCTAGGTTTCAGTGGATTTATCTTCGCTGTTATATCTATGTTTCTATTAAAGCTTGCTCTTCCATTAATGGCTGTTTCTTGTTTGTTTCTTGGTGTAGCTGGCGTATATTTTATTAGTGAGGTGTAATGAATGAAGTGGAATGAAGTAGAGATTGATTTTTTAATTGAAAATATATTAAGAAGCCCAAGAGAAGTTCATCTAGAATTTATCGGCAAATTCGGGAACACTCGTTCTCTTGAAGCTGTTAGAAAAAAGATGAAGAATCTCAGAGACACTATTACTAGCGAAGCAAATGAAGAAGTCGAAAATCTAGTTGCTTCTATATCTCCTGTAGATCTATTACAATTAGATCCTATGTTAATGAAACAAAATGCTCTTCTATGGCTTAAATCTATTGCCGAATTAGGCATAAAATATAATGTTTCTCAAACTCCAGGTGTTAAAAGTTCAACAGCTAGTCTTGTGATCATGATATCTGACGTTCATTGGGGTAAGAAAACAGAAGCATTCTGTGCCGAAATAGCTACGCAACGTATTCTTTCTATTCCAGAACAAATCGTAAGTGCTCTAGGATATCCAAATATAGATGAAATAGTTATCACGCTACTAGGAGATCTAGTAGAAGGTGAAGACATCTATGATGGACAAAATGGAGTCCTTGAATTACCTGTTATTCTCCAATCAAAGATGGGTACCACAGCCCTATGGAGCCTCGTAGAAAGGCTTAGAGAGACTTTTGGTGTCCTAGTAAGAGTAGAGACTGTTCCGGGCAATCACGGGCGTATGTCAAAGACTGCTAGTAAAGTTTCTAACTGGGATAATTCTATCTATCAAACTCTAGGTATTATAAATAGTCTTACAGATGATTGTGAAATTATTATTAATCCTTGCTTTAAAGAATTCAATGTCGTAGAAATTAAAGGACACAAGATGTTTATGAATCATAATGGAGTCAAACATCTTGGAACTCCAGCAACAAAAATTAAATTTGCTGGCTGGATCATCTCTAAGGGCATAGATCAACTCATCCATGGACATTGGCACAATGTACAAATAGGTTCTTTCATTGGCCGTAAGACAATAGGAAATGGTTCTGTTTGCGGACCAGATGATCTATCTGAGAAGATGGCATCCGAAGAACCTGCTTCGCAAGTATTCTTTCTCTTAGAACCAGGTAAGAGACTCAATAATATTCATCTTTTAAACTGGAAGTAATATTTCCATGAAAAATCTTGATAGTTATATCAAGAATGCTATTTTCGCACTAATTAATCATGGTGTGACTATAGATTTACATCGAAGAAAATCAAGATTTGATTATTACGATGACGATAGTAGAACAATCTCTTGCTCTACTTCTGGTAACCAACTACAATGGAGAGGAAGATTCATTCATGAATATTGCCATTTCCTTCAATGGAAAGAGGGTAGATTCTCAGACGATATCTATCTTGACAGTATAGGAGAATTCAACGAATGGTTAGAAAATAAAAAGAAACGCATTAAGAAGAAAGAACTTCTTAACATAGTTAATAGAATTAAGAGAGTAGAAATAGATTGTGAAAAGAAAGTGGTTAAAGAAATTAAGAAAAACTTACTTGAAATAGATATAAAAGATTACATTAGAAAAGCTAATGCTTATATCTTTTCTTACAATATGCAGTTAGAAACAAGACAAATTTATACCGCTACGCTAGAAGGAAACAATGAATTAATCTCTTCAATGTCTGACAAATTTCTTAGTAGATACGACAGAACGCCAAAGAAGTATAGAAAATTTTATATGGAGCATTGTACGTAATGAAAGTAAAACCTATCAGAACCAATATGACAGAAGTTAAGAAGAAAATTAATTTTCTTGGCGCGCCGGTAGAATATACATTCCTTGTGTCTTATGAAACTCCAGTAGCAGTTAATATTATTGATGATTATGTAGGTGTAAAAACATTGATAACAGAGACTAAATATTCTGTAACTACTAGTAGACATATCACCCAATGGTTAGATACAATAGAGATGCCATCAGGATTATCTGAAATAGAAAGTGTTCCTCAAGAGGAAATAGAAAGGTTATTTGATTTATGAAAATAGAGCCAGCAAAAGTATTTGGTTTTGAATCTGCGTTCAGAGGATTAAGAAATCCTATGAACAGTTGGGACAAGAGTGATAGCCAATGGGGCACGGGGTCTTTACATTGGGTAACAGCATATGCACCAGACTGTCCTCGAATAGGTCCTAAAGATCTAGAGTTAGCTTGCAAACTTATCAAAGGCGGCTCTGAACATCGCAAGTTCTTACGTCAGATTCAAGTATGGTTTGACATTACAGTACCTATCTTTGTATGGTCAGAATTAGATACGTACAAGGTATCAACAGTACGTAACTCTTGTTCCACTATGCACACTTTAGGACTAAGAGATCTTACTCAAGATGACTTCGAATTAGATATTCCTGACCATTGGCTAACAACACTCAATGAAATGGGAGACCTATTTCGAATAGCCAAAGACTGTAAAAATGTTAACGTAATGAATTCTCTCCGGCATGAATATAAAAATCTGTTACCTGCTGGCTTCTTACAGAAAGCCACTTACTCAATGAACTATGAGACTGCATTGGCTATGTATTTCCAACGTAGGAACCATCGTCTACCTGAGTGGCGAGCTGACAAAGTAGGAAGTATATGTTCGTTTATTGCTGGCTTGCCTTACATGGAAGAATTTATTCTCGCGGCGGAGAAATAAATGAAAAACCAAATTAGTGATCTTATATATATAGGAGAAAAATATTTAGATAAAGATAAACTTTTAGTTCGTCATTATACATATCAACCATATATACCAGTAGACTGGATCGAAATTATATTTGAAATCTCCTCCGAAAATGAGGATCAAGGATCTATAACTGTCTATCCATCATCTATAACTGATTTAATAGATGATGAGCATATTCAATACTCAACAGATTACGACATTGGTAAGATTACTATTGATATTGGTGCACTTGATTCTGAAAATGTTGGAAATATTTATTTCCCCGCCGAAGAAGAAAAATGTCTTAATAATCCCATATGTGGAAATAAAGAGTGTGATAGTCTATGTCCTAATTGTATAGCAATGTCTGAACCACAAATGTCCGCTTCAATTCCATCTATGTTTAGAATAGAAAAGGCATGTGAATGTGGCGCAGATAGCTGTAGTTTACCTACTCATAGTTCGTGGTGTCCTAAACACAAATGAAACATTTTAGTATAGAGTTAAAAATAATTGAGACAATAGATAATCCTGATTGTGAATTTAATCTTCCTTTGTTTATAAGTAAAGATCAAAAAGTACATCTTAGAATAGACGGACAAGTGATGAAAATAAAACGTGTTGAAGATTCTTGCAACTCTTGTAATCATATTAGAAGTCAAACATCTGTCTATACTTTGCTATGTCAAGCAATAGATGTTTCGTAATAAAGGAGAGTAATATACATTGTCAGAACCATCATTCTACGGTCTAATAGATGAGCTGTTAGAAGAGTTAGACGAAGAACAACCTTTTACTTATGAGTGTGATGTAGAGTGTACTGAGAATTTTTCTTCCTGCGACGAAAAGAAAAAATGTTGTGAGAAGAAATGCGAATGTGGAGTTGATAGTTTAGATGGAGGAATCCATAGTTCATATTGCCCTTTGTATGAGAAAGAAAAATGATTTGCGATAACTGTGCCTGGAGTAAGGTAGAAGAAGAATTTGAATACTGTAAAGACTTCCGCAAAGGCAACTTCACAGATTGTCCTCGTTTCTATCCTTTTGATTATGGAGATGAAGAAGAAGATGGTCCTTGTGAATGCGGCGCAGAGAAATTAAAATCACCAAGACATAGCGATTGGTGTAATAAATATAGGAGAGAGTAAATGTCGTTAAGAGAACATGTTAAGGATCAAATAGGTATTCAATTAGGTATGTTAGAAATCCAAGTCAAAACATTTGAAGAACTTAAGGACAAATCTACCTCTGATAAATATAGAGATGGTGTTCAAGATTGTATAGATATATTAAATGAATCAATTCTAACTGGCATGAGTATCACAGACGACGAGATAGAAAGTAAAGGAAGAACAATGAAGTCAGCGCTAGAAACAACTATGGCTAATAAGATTTCGGAAGATAATTGATTAAACCAGATCCAGTTCGTCTCCCCTGGGACGACAAATATATGCTAGATGCTATCGTAGCTTCGCAAAGAAGTTGTGATCCTTCAACCAAAGTTGGCGCCTCAATCTGTAACAAAAATAATAGATTTATAGGCGACGGATATAATGGTCCACCAATAGGAATACATCCCAACAATATTCCTTGGGAAAGAGAAGGTAAACTAGGAGAGACTAAATACGAATGGATAATCCATGCCGAAGATAATGCTATAAATAATGCTACTGCTTCGCCTGAAGGTGGAACTATTTATATAACCTTACAACCTTGTAATAATTGTGCGCAAAGAATAATTCAAGCAGGCATTAAGAGAGTAGTTTATTTAGATGATAAATATAAAGACGTATGGTTTACAAAAGTAGCTCTCGATATGCTCGATAAAGTAGGCATAACGGTAGAAAAACATCATTGGACATCGAACATTGAAGTCATAATGGAACGTATTAATAGTATGATTTTTCCTAGGAGGACATTAGAAATTGTCAGATAGTTATACAGGTGTTAAAGTTATTGAAATTAACAAAGAAGTAATCAATAGTTTTTATTCCGCTGGCGAAATAGAAATTTCTTTACTCGACGGACGTATGAGATTAGAAAAATATCAGAACATGTTTGTAGTACTTAAGGATGAAGTACCTAAAGATCAAGGAGGAACAGCTTCTGCTCTCTGTAGAGTTAAAGGAAATAAATTAGTTAAGCTCTTTGTAACGAAAGATACATGTATGTCTTCTATAGCTCCGCGCAATAAAGAACAATTATTTGCTTTTGAAATGTTACTAGACGACAATATAGAAATTGCAGCTATAACTGGTATGGCAGGAACAGGTAAGAGCTTACTTGCTCTTTCTGCTGCGCTACATAAATTAGAAGAAAGAAAATATAAACGTATCATTCTTTCCAATGCTATGAATCAAATAGGCAGAGATAAGATAGGCTTCTTACCAGGTGACATAATGGATAAGTTCTTACCATTCAATCAAGGATATCTATGCAATATTGAACGTCTCTTGGGCTACAAAAAGGACTCAGTTGTTAACCTAATGGAACAGATGCCTGTTGAGTTCATCCCCTTACAAGTACTGAGAGGAGCAGACTGGCCAGATAGCTTCATTATTATTGACGAAGCACAAAATATAAATCATAACGAAACCCTAGCTTTTGGAACACGCGCGGCGGAGAATAGTAAAGTTGTTATGCTTGGAGACTTAAGACAGCGAGATACAAATCTTTCGAGAGAAGCTACTGGCATATACAAGTTTACAAATAGTTCTATTGCTAAGGAGAGTGATTTCATAGCCTCTATAGAATTAATTAAATGTGAACGCAGCAGAGTAGCGGCTATTTTTGCAGAAATATTCGAGGAATAGAAAGGAGAATTAGTGAGTAGCCAAAAAGAATTTTCGCTATGGATGAAAAGACCAGATGGACAGAAGAAACTTTCTATCTTCCATGCCGACATTAATAAATATGGAGATATGGCATACATAGAAGGATTAGTTAAAGCATTTAATACTTTAGTATCTCACGTTGTAAATGAAGGAGAAAAAGATCCTTTGCCTGGAAAATATATTCTTGGCATAAATGGAGCACAGTATATATATGATATCAAGCTTGTAAAAAGTGTATCTTTTGAATTAGGATTAACAAAATACAAAGATATGAAACTAAGCTGCTCTATTGTGTTAAAAAATATTATGTCACACTTACTCCTTAGAGAAATAGAAAACATTATTAAAACAAAAAAGGAAAAGAAATGACACCAGAACAACAAAAGGCTATGCGAGACGCTCAAATGGTACTGGAAGCTCTAAATCAACAGAGAAAAGGAGCAATTGAGAAACTAGGAGAACGTACACAAACACTTCTAGATAGCGGTAAGCTCAATGTAGAACATCTTGAGAATGCAGATTTAGTAAATGCTCTTAGGGAAATTGTACAAAGCGTTAACTCAGCATTATTGGCTCTCTCTAGTCATGACAAGTTGATTGACTTGTTAATCAGAGATCTAACAGGTACTCATTCACTAGCTTCTACTATGCAAGAAGGAGTCATACAGGCTTCTTTCGCAGTTGAGGCAATTGCTGGAGTTCTATTAGAAAAGGGAGTAGTTACTCAAGAAGATTTAATAGCGCAAGAAACTAAGGTCAAAGAGCGAATAGCTGAGATGAGAGAGGCTGCAGAAAAACAAGCTTCGCAGCCTCCTATTGAAATTGTTAAGGCTTAGAAATGAGCCTTCAGTTTCCGATGAATGTGATGTAGATCAGTCCAGATAGTATTCTTATCTTTCTGTAAAACGGCAGCGGTATCTCTTATTCCTTTATCTAGTCCATAGTATAGATAAAGTATATATCTTTCATGCATCGTTAGACAATTAAATGGTCCGCGCGAGGAAAAAACTTTTTCTTCTTCTGGGCCATAGGATACAAATCTGAGGTTTAATTGTGGGATATCGAAGATTTCTTCGTTGAAGTCATTCCCAATTTGGTATGACATCTTTAAACTTCTTATTTATATCTTGATAATAGAATAGAATTGGTACACCTATCTTCTTAAAGAACTTAGTAGCAGTTGTCTTAGGGCCACCAGTAATAGCTTTCATACGACTAAATTCGTCTGGATAATATTTCTTGAATTTCCTAATTGCTGATCTACCTCTAGGAGTAAGCTGACCTTTGATCTCTATGTAAGAGTCAAAGGAATGTAGGTACACATCCGGTAGATATGATATAGCGCCACGTCTTTCTTTCTCAAAAATAAAGTTCTTAGGTTCATATAACCACTCCTCTCCTATGTGACTAAAATATCTCAGACAGTTTGCTTCCCAACGTGAGCGACAAAACACTCCTAAGTCTGGGCGTTTACCTATGTATGACTTTTTATTCTTCTTCGCGGGGAATACTTTTCCATCTAATTCCTGCATCTTTCTTTGTATAGCAGTACGAGAATGATCGAGAGCAATAGTCATCTGGTCAATAGAAATTTTATCTCTATTACTTTTTAACCAATCGATTTCTACGGTAGACCATCCTCTTGCTCTGTAATACATAGGTTAATTATATCATGTATTGACATAGAATGAAAAATAAAAATAAGGAGGATATATGTGTTGGAAGAAAAAAAAAGATAAGGACGAACGTCTATTTGTAATTAAACCTATCAAATGGACTAAAGAGAAACCTTCTCAAGGTATCCGTTTTAATACAAACCCTGGAGATATTGTAATATTTACAGGAAATGTTAAAGAGTAAAATAAAATATGTCTCTGTAACTTAATTGGTTAAAGTACTGGGATTTCAACCTCAGAAATTTCGGTTCGATCCCGAACGGAGACGCCAAAAGGAGAAGGTATGAGCGAGTTAATTTGTAAAGAGTGTGGAGAGAATATGTATGTAAACCTTAGTAGAGGTTGTATATCTACAGATGTTGGATATCTTTCTCCGCCTGGACATAATCACGATGACAATTGTACGACTATGGCGGCCGAATGTTCTAACGGACATACAGTATCCGTTTCTAAGCGCAATGAGTGTTGTGATCCTGACTGTGACTGGAAAGGTAAGAAGAAATGTTTTTGCCACAACGACGAAAAACTAGACAATTGGCCCGTTAAGGAGTAGACTATGAATATGAATCGGTTCACCTGAATGTGCTAGAGCCCCTCCATAGTTCCTTCTGTGTCTAATTAATCCAATAATTAACCAGGAGAGAACAAATGGAAAATCAAGAAAGAAAAATTCATCTTAAAATCAAAATCAAATCCCTAGCTGACGAAGCTAGAACTATTCGCGCCGAAGCCAGAAAGGTAAAGGGAATGGCTAGGCACCGACTCAACGAACATAGGACAGGAGTAGTAAGAACAGAGGCTAGACATAGCCTATTAGCCTATGGTATCTTGAGAGGTATGTTGTACGAAAGAATGGAGAAGAAGTGTGAAGAAATTCCTAATTGGACAAAGGTTACAGATATGGCTAAGAGATTTGGCGCAAATCTAGATGATACAGGAATTTGGATCGCTGCGGCGAAAGAATATATCAAGTCTCAAAAGGAATAAAACTTGTTCAGAGTATTCTTTCTAGTACTTCTTACTTCATGTGGTACTTCCACAGATGCCCAATCTATCAAACCAAGAGAAACTTCCCTTTGTGACTATGTGGTTAACAATGTGTGTGTAGCTGAGAGCAATATGAATATCGATAAGGATATGCTCTCTTGGTCTTTTGATGTAGTAGAAGAAGAAGTTAATGTCTTCTACCCAGGATTAGATTTATCTTCCCTCGCCGGAGAAAATAATTTAACACTGATGTACCTATGGGTAAGTAACTTAGATCCTACAAGAGGAAAATATAGTGACTCTACTGTATGCATGAAGGTATACTTAAGAAACAGTTCCTCTATGGAGCCGTGGATGGAATGCATGGATAGGTATTTTATTGCTGCGCATGAAATGCTGCACTTCATAGCAGACAGATATCTATACTTTGAATACGAAGATGGAGATCCTCATAATGTCCCCGGCCTATTTACCAATCCAGAAGGAGAAGCAGCTGAAGATTATATCTACAGTCGTATCAGAGTAGAATGTGGATTTGAATAAGGAATTAATATGAAAAACATTTGGTTTACCTCAGATACTCACTTTGGCCACTCAAACATTCTTAAGTTTTGTAATAGGCCATTTGAAAATATTTGGGAACATAACGAAGCTCTAATTGCTAATTGGAACTCTGTAGTAGGTCCTACAGATGACGTATATCACTTGGGTGACTTTGGGTTCGGATCAAAGAGCTATGTAATTCGAATACTTGAACAACTCAACGGTAAGATATTCTTCATCAAAGGTAATCACGATAAGGCCGTAAAAAAACCAGAGCCATCTGCATACTTCCAGTGGATGAAAGACTACTACGCGCTACCAATACAAGACGAAGAGATGGGAGTAAAGCACAAGATCATTCTGTGTCACTACGCATTCGAAGTATGGGATAAGAAGCACTTTGGATCTTGGCACCTCCATGGGCACTCACATGGTACCCTACCTAGTGGAGACAGCCAAGCTCGCTACGATGTAGGAGTAGATAATAACAATTATTTCCCTGTGTCATATGAAGATATTAAGTTAATTATGACTAAAAAGATTTTTAAGGCAATAGACCACCACGGAAGGAAAAAGAAATGATCAGAAAAAAAATAAATCTATCAATGGACATCATGGAAGTTGTCACAACTATGGGAGAAGGTAATCCAGGTGGACTTACTGTCGTAGTTAAGTTAATGGAAACAGATAAAGAGTTGGGTTTCTTGGACGTTCTCTCTCTTGATGATATGAATATCAGAGGTAGTCAGATCTGGGTAGGATTTAAAGATTTCGCCGGCGAAGACATAGAGGTCTTTAGGCAAGCAATTAGAGATCGTAATCCAGATATGATTAGTAAAATCAACGACGAGATGTTTGGGTTTACAGAGAAAGCTGTAGGTTATGGAGCTTCTTCTAGATGAATATAGAACTAATTAAACAGGAAGTATGCAACGAATGGAATCGAGAGAATCCAGAGATAGAACCTCTCGACCTTGCTAAAGAGATTGCCGAACTTGAGTATCAGAGATGGTGGCTTCATCAGAAGTGGGTGCAAATGTCAAATCCGGTGCTTAAAAAACTGTATAGTCAAAGAGCTTATTGGAAAGAGGTAGGTGCTTTTGTTTGTACTTTATCTCGCCAGCAGGGAAAAACTACTCTGATTAAAAGAATTGTTAAAGAAGTGGGAGGTATAATCATAACTCCTTATAACGCTATGAAGGACACATTTAAGGAAGGAGATATGCCTCTTTTTACAGAGGTATGGTCTTGTAACGAGACAAAAAGACAACTTGTAGGATTTGATACGTCGGATAGACATCTATTCATAGATGAGTTTTATATGCTTGAAAATTTTATCGACGGCAGAGAAATAATCGAATCGTTTTTAAGCAAAGAATGGAAATCAGTATCTCTATTTGGGACTCTAGCTTAAATGGCTTATAGAGTGCTATATTCAAGTATGGAACCGGTTGGAGTCCGTACTTTCGGTACACCTTCAGAAGCTTTTAATCATGCCAGAAAACTTAGTAAAGATAATGAAGAAACCTATTTTGTAGAAGAATTTTATGAAGAGAGAAGAGTAATCGCAAGCTTTACCTATAGAGACGAATTTATAGAGGAGACATAGATGGCCCGCTCCGCAAAAATATGGGCAGTAATAGACTCGTTTAGTACAGAGTCTCCTCATATAAAAGCTGCGTTCACAGTCAGGCATGAGATGATTACTTGGATAGAAGAGAACTGGTCTGGTGCAAGCGAATGGGAGATCTGGTCTTTCTCTGATGGACTATCTAGAGAAGAGCCTAGATGTTATGGAAGTGTAGAATATTTTTTAGAATACCCGCATCAGAAGAATAAATAATGGGTGAAATGGCCGACTATTACACTGACTGGGGAACCTATTGGGATAACTACTTTGAGGAAGGCGAAGAAAGTGAAGGAAAGGTCTGTAGATATTGTGGGGAAGGTTGTCTTTGGTGGACTGAAACAGATACAGGTTGGCGTCTTTTTGAGTACTATACGGAAGATGGCTTACTGAACACAAGGATGCACTCTTGCCCCAGAAGAACTACTTAGAACAGTGATACAGTACCCAGGCGTATTCTGATCTGGGGCCCCAAATTCCGTCTACGCTCGCTGAATAAAAACCTTTCTTCTGCATTTCTTGTTGAATATGTCTCATAACTCTATGTCTAATCTCTACCATAGAGACCATCCTACCAGGGCATTCCTTGCGTAATCTTTTAGATCCTTTATACCAGAACCATCCTGAGTCAGGTACTTCGCGATGGCCTATTACATTCTTAGGTTCTATGCCGAGATCTAGGCACATTTCTGCTACGCGCGAATATAGACTATTAAATGCTTCTTCTGTTGGTTTAAAGTAATTGTCTCCTAACTTAGATACATAATTTATAGCAATAGCAACAGATCTATTATTATAATTCCCCGCGTGAAAAGTAATATTTTCAAAATCAACACAGTGAAAGGTACCACCAGTAGATGTGATGAGACCGTGATAGAAGAAGGTAGGTGCTCCTAACTTAGTTACATGATTCCATATCTTCTCACCATTAAAAGTAGTAAAGGGACTGACTGCATACTTTGCTAGTGCTCGTATAGAAGCATCTGAGTTAGTTGTGTGTACTACTATTCTATTTATAGATGTTAGTTCTCTCTTCTTAGGTGTTCTATATTTGTGTACTGGTAGTTCTTTTGAAATATCTATTAGCATCTATTGTTATCTCCCTCTTTAGTGTAAGTATATCAACAAAGAAAAAAATTGGAAGAATTAATTCCGCCCCGGCGGAGAAAGGAAAACAAATGACAGTTGGAGAACTAAGAAAGAAACTAGAAGGACTAGATGATGATATACCTGTTGTTACCCATGGCCGTGACCATTCCTATAATGTAGTAAGATCCTGTGGTGAAGAACCTGCCGAAGGTTATGAAGGTAAATGTTATGAATTCTATGGAGAGGAACACATGGGTCCTGAATCGACAGAGATTCTAGTCTTCCTCGTTTCAGCTCGCTAGAAAGGAAAGACAGATGATAATTAGATCTATTCTTTACGGTCTATCTAGTAAGCCTAAGGTTGATGAAAAGGTTAGAGAAGAAGAGGAAAGAAAGCAGAAGATTAAGAAGGAAGTACTGAGGAAGCTAGCTAAGAAGTATCACGTTGCTTTTTAGACTCCTTCGCCTTCCTCTGACTCTCTCTACGGTACTCTTTGGCCTTCTCTAGCTGCGCCTTGTAGTAGTCTGAGTCCTTGTATCTAGCGTGATTCTTTCTACGCATTTCCTTCTGCCTAATCTTTGCCTTGAGAGCCCCAGAAAGGTGCTTCTCAGCTTCTGGTTGTACGATTCCATCGCCAGGTCCATCGTATTTGTTATCGAGCGTAGAGAGGCTTAGGTGCTCACTGAAGTCAATTCTTATTAGGTTGATTCCTAGTTGAGAACAGATCCATTCCTTCTGTTCGTCTTTATTTTGCGCCGCGTGGAAGGAAGACTTATTCTCGTGAAAGAAATCAATATACTTACTGTGTTGAATACCGTCGAATTCAAATGCTAGATTTAATTCAGGAAGATAGAAGTCTAATCTCAATCCATTAGAGAAAGAATATTCCTTAACTATCTCTTTACCAGGGAAGTACTCCTGGAGTAGATCGAGAAGTTTTTCTTCGCCGCGCGAGGTCATTTTTTCCCAGCTTTCTCTTTTGCTTTCCTAATCGCATCACTATCCATAGACCAATGAGGATTCTTACATTTACAACCTTCCTGTCCTATCCATTCTCCAGCCGCTATACAAAAACACTTCATACAAGTTGCTATACAATCCCCTATCATGAGTTGTTCCCAGGGTTTTCCGAGCCATATACTTCTTTGTGCAAAAAACTTAGGATCGCTACTGGGCTCGTTGCTACAGCAATAGCTATCTTCCCAATACATACCATGAGGCATTTCGTCTTCTGATAGATAGGTTTTCTGACCGTCGAAATAAAAATTCCAACAACCAGAATGTCCTGCTGCGTACATCCCAGGTTGTGTTAACTCAGGGCATTCTGCTTCTTCAAACCTAGTTGTCCAACAACAACAATCTCCATCATAAAAATCGTCTACATGACCAACATATGCAACAGGAGTTCCGTCATGGTAATAAGGTCTACTAAAGTCGCACATCTCTATTCCTTTCTAATTAAATACTACGTGTCCAAGACCACACTCAGACATTTCGCTTGCCCGTTCCGCAATATCGGTTAGCTTATGCAATTCAGAGAAGCGAGTCAAGTCTTCTGCCAATTTATCCTCTTCGATAAACTTAAAATTACCATAGATATCTTCCGAATATAGAGTCATGGTAGATACATATTCTTCTATATAACACTTTCCTTTATGTTCGCCGGCGATACAAAGCATTACCCAGAACTCTCTGAATATACCCTTGGTTAAGATCGCTAATCGTAACATATGTGGGTTACCAGGGATAGGAACTATGTTTCTATCCTTAATCTTGATCATCTACTGCTCGGCGAATAAAATCTAATTTTTCAAGTACTGAATCATCTAATCGACGACGTGGAGCTTCCATTCCTTCACCGACACCTATATCATCAGTAAAACAATATATCTTAACTATCCTTGTTGACGGATTGAAAACTATACTATATATATCGCCCGGCAAATCAAAAATTGATTCAAGATATTCAGCTGTTAAACAAAATTCTACTCTTCCAGGTTTGCTCATTTATTATTCTTTTCTACGACATCTAGGAAGTTATCATACTCTTCATTAGCCTTCTTATTAGGACCTCTGCTAGTACGAACCTCATACAGCTCTCCACAAACACACTTAAGGATAATAAATGCAGGCTTAGTCGTAATGAATGGTGGTCTCTGACCAAGGGCTACAATATGATCAGCCTTATATTGAGTGAATGATTCTTCTGAGAAGTAGGTAGAGCCACACTTCTTGCACTTTAGAACAGCTGGATTATCTTGTTTGTACTGTGCGTCAAGAAGTTCTCTTTCCATATCTTCGTACTTTACTATACCTGGCATTATTCCTCTCCTTCTGGTTCGTCTTCGTCGTGGATCAGTGGCCTGTCGCACTCTGGACAGGGATACTCTCCGCTCTTTGCGTCACCCTTCTGCTTACACTTGAGACACTCATCATCCACTGTTTTCGGTTTAGAATCATCGTCTTCAATCTTGAATACTGTTTCGCCTTTCTCGTTCTTGAACTTCAACATTATCTATCTCCCTGTCATGCACTTCTTTTTACACTTGCAATGATAGCATAGACCAGTGATAGATTGATAGTCTACATTTCGACTAATGCTATCCATGATATGAAATACGTACTTATCCATGCCAGAAACATTCTTCGCAGAGAAGGTTTCTTGTCTCACTTCCATTCCATAGCGTTCTGTAATTTGGAAAAATTTTATTCGGACCTTCTTCACTTCCATCAATCTGATAATCAACCATGCATACAGCCTAAGTTTAAAATCCTCAAACAAAACGGGTATATCTCTAGTGTCTATTATATATAATTCTGGAATATTGTCCAATAGGAACACAGGAGCAGTAGCGCATATAGAATGATATCCCAACTCACATTCTAATGGAATATTAGAGAAACCCTCTCTGTCATCACCTATATAGTAGGTATGGTACCATCTATGCATGAAGCGTAGGATGTCTTCACTTATTTTCCGCGCGGCCTGAAAAGAATTTTCTAGAAATATATCTACATCCCTAAAAACTAACTTATCTACCCAGTTAGTAAGCACTCTCCACTCTACTTTCTTAGAATAGCCAATACGTTTAACGTAACACTTGGCTATGACTTTCTTAATAATCTCTGTCTGTAGAGTGTCAGATTCTGACTTAGACAGATGGTAGAAGTGGGGGCATCTGGCGAAATCTGCTACGCTGTTGAGAGGAACACGCACATTAATTACTCTTTATACTTCTTTTCTAATTCGGCTAGAAGAGCCAGTTCTTTCTTTTTTTTCTTAGCCTCTCTAGCTATCATTATGGCCTCTTTCTTTCGTTCTTTTTCTTTATCTTTTTCGATACCTTCTGCTATCTCTCTATCAATATCTTCTTCTGTCTTAGGAATATATCCATAGACATAAGCGTCTTCAAAATAGCCGTCATAATTAGTTACCCATGCGATATAAGCGTCTTTGAGGTTATATTCTTCTATTAAATCTGATAGCGCTTTAATAAGTAATTTTCCCGAGATATCTTGCACTTCGGAATAGTATGGTTCACGATCAAAGTCGCAATCAATAGGACCGTCTTCGCTTTCATATTCATCCCGAGGTATCTCGTCATAATAATCAAAAGACAATTTTTTATCATTCTGCCAAACAATATGTTTGACTAACGGTCTACGAACCATGAGATCAGGTTGAATACGGTATTTGTTTATTGCCTTCTGTCTGTTCGATAGTCTAGCCATTTACAGTCCTACCGTTAGTTGTAACCCTAGAGATTTTCTTCCGTCAGTGAATATAGCTCCCTGAGGTGCTATCCATAGATTTCTGACAAGAGGAATGACATCACCGATATTCCATTGCGCCGGGGCGAAAGAAAGACCGATACTGTCATTAGATAACTCTGCTCCAAGATGAAGGAATCTCCAGGAAAGATCATTCTTAGTATGTCCGTACCCCATAAAAGAAACACCTGCAGATAGAGAGGCGGAAAATGAAACGTCTGTATCTATTCCTATACTGCCACCAAGATCAAGGTATGGAGCAAACCAAAAGAACTGTTTTTCTCCTGGTTTCTGGACAACAACATCAAACTTAGTAAGCTTAAACTTGCCTACGTCATTACCCTCATGATCCAGCTCAAATAGATTGAGATAATAATTAACAGCACCAGATGCGGTCCTTGCTTCTACAATCTGACCTCTAATTTTTAGCTTGAGAGCATAAGATATAAATACAGGAATCTTTCTATCGCGATTTGGCCTACTTCTAACAGCACAACCAATTGAAACACGATGATCTTCGTAAATTGAAAATATCTTAGGTATTTCTGCCAATACTTGAGAGGTAATAGCTTGATACAACATACCTCTTGTAAGATTTAACTCGATAGGAACTTCAATAGTAGGACCCTCTACATATACAGTTTCTGTAGCTGGCACATTATCTACTACGGCAGTATATTCCGCCTCAAGCTCTCCATAACGAGTAAGTATCTCGTCGTTATCCTTTATATGCTTCTGAAGATCTTTTTGAAGTAGATTTATGTAATCTTGAGCGTCTCCAAACTGAGTCCCAGCCTTTCCTAATTCGAGATTAGCTTCCATGAGCTGCGCATTGAGAGTTGTATTTAATTCGCCAAGCTGATATTTATCCCAAAGGACTTTTCCCGCGAGACCAACAGAAATAGCCAGTAGCACACCAAGAAGAATAGATAGAAGGTGTTTAGTCACTTACTTTCTCCTATACTCCAAAGCTTCAGTCTTTTATTCGGAGCAACGAAAATTCCTCTATAGTCTGTCCACCAACCAGAAAGAGGAACTATCGGATATCTAATGTTAACTTCTATTAACTTTAGAATCTGCCTACCTCTAACATGCGAAATCGTTATAGTTCTTTCAGCTCTAAAGAAAAACCATTGAAGTACAAAGAAATTTAAAACACCCCACCAAGTTTTAAATGGTAAATATTTAGTCACTTGTCACGTCCCTCCATGTTCCCCAAGATAGATGTTTTGGAATCTTGGAGTTAATTAATTGCTTCATTTTCTCCGGCGGAGCATCACAGAGAGGGCAAGATTGCTCATCCTTTTCGGCAAGTTTACACTCAATCTCTTGCTCTACTTCACACTCTTCGCACTTAAATAAATAGGTCAATTTTTCTTCCTCTCTTTTATTTTCGTCGCAGGGAAAAAATTATCCTTGAACATCTCAATATACCCTTCTATCTCCTCTTCTGTCAAGTCTAAAGCATGTAGATCTTCTTTATCCTGCTCTATCTCTTCAAGAATATTGGACAGTTCAGCAAAATCAATCATCTTCTACAGCCAACGAATCAATCTTTTTTTGCTTCTTCTTTTTCTTACCTTCAAGTTGCTCTTCTACCTCTGATACGTCAGCACATCTAAAATTAGCCTTCTCTGGGTAGAAGTCATACCATTGTCTCCCTTTGTAGGGAGAGATCTTATTCTTCCCGAAGTTCATCATCAATCGAGGGAGCTTAGTTCCATCTATATCTAGGTGAAAGTGAGTAGCCTTGTCTCCATACTCGTGTAGGTCGTTATACAGATGGCAAATCAGATTAGCGTCATACTTAATCTTGGCTGTCTCTCCGATATTGTTATTATTGGGGATTTGTCCTTGACTGAGTTTAGGATATTCAACAGTGCAGATGATACAGATATGATACTTGGTAGCTAGTCCCTTCATGAGTCCGCTGATTGTCTTGAATCTAACTCTTTCGTCTTTATAGTTTTGAAAGTCTTGGATCTTGTGAAAATTATCAAGAACGTAGACAAGGTTTCGATCTGGGTATTTCTCCTTGTAGTATTTAATGAGACTCTCTATATAGGCAAGAGATTGACCATCATTAGAGTCTTTCATAATGAATCGACCTTCTTTTGCCAATTCGAGTAATCCTTTATACCCCTTGTTGCGTAATTTGAGTATACCTTTATCGCATCGTCCGCTCTTGATATAAAAATTAGGGTCAATAGACTGATTGATAGTGAGTTGTCTCGTTCCTTCTTCTAGGCAAACGAGACGAGGAACCAACTGTCCTCTTGTATCGTCAATAGTATGGTAAATACCCATGGCATTGTTTTCTTCATGCCTTGTGATCTCGTGTAGTAACTTCAATGCAAATGCAGTTTTGCCTGTATTCTCCCCGCCGCCGAAACAAAGCCAAACGTCTTTCTTCCAGTCGCCGCATAGAGCCTCTTCAAATGGAGCCAGATCTTCACTAAGAATAAAGCCTGAGAAACTCCCATCCTTAGCCTCTTCTTCTGCCTTCTGTGTCTCCAGGGCTTCGATGTAAGACTGTTCTGAGAAGTTATCGGTGTCGTACTGCTTGGAAAGCTCAAAGAGGCCATTCAGGCCCTCCTGAAGTAATTGTTCAGCATTGACAGGTTCGACATCTAAGGCACGTTGTACCCTATCTATAACCTTTTGTCTGTTCCTGTGAACTTCCGCTTCTCTGCTGTTGCAGAGTTGTTCTACGTCCTGATGTATGGCTCTAATGGATACTCCAGTGTATCCAGCAAGAGTTGTTTCTAGTTTTTCTTTATTAATTGCAGAGGATTCATTAGAGATAAGTGGAATCATATTTTCACATACGATTTCAGGTTCCACATCGTCAGAGAATTGGTTTAATCTCCATTCAAAGGCAGTCCATTTCTTTAACTTAGAAAAGGATTTAATTCCTTCGCTTCGTATGAGCGCGTCTGGGTCTGTTCCATCAGGTAGAGTGATGACATATATTTTCATATCGCGCTGGTTACCGAATGTCTTGTCTAATATATCGGTAGTTCTTTTCTGTCCTGTCTCGTCACCATCAAGACAGATAAACACCTTATAGAAGTTGTATTCCTTGAGTAAGTGTACCTGATCTACACTGAAGTTAACTCCTGATAGAGCTACGCAGTTGGTTAATCCATTCTGCGCGGCTGTAAGAACATCTGAGTACCCTTCAAAGATATAGACAGGATCATCCTTTGACATGTGCTCTCTAATGAGCTGATCCATGCCATAAAGACGAGTTCCTTTCTTGTAGATATTGCATTTTGCGCCAGTAGTTCTTTGATTCACATACTTAGAACCATGAGCTTTATCGTCTGTATAATTAAGATTGCGCGCAGAGAAACCAACTGGTCTACCAAGCTCATCCTTGATTGTAAAAATAATATTGTCGGGCGAGAATATATTTTCTCTATTGAGATCTACGTCGTTAACAAAACCTGCAGAGAACCCTAGGTTCTTAAGATATTCTCTAAACTTCTTGTAGTCGTCAATAGAACCAACACCATATTGTTGACAAAGCTCAGTAGTCCATCCACGTTTTTCAATAGCTTCCTTAACCTTATCGCTATTGTTAGCATTAGATATATAGTCAGAGGCTAATCTGTAGATTCTATAGGTATCTAGTTCATAGATTTCGTCTTCTGTTAGCGGAGTGCTCTCTATCTCTATTTCGTATTTCTCCGCCAAAGACATGAGAGTTTCAACGATAAACTCTTTGCCTGCGAGTGGTTTTCCTTCCAGATAATGGATAGCTTTAAATATATCTCCACTCACTCCACACGAAAAACAGTGAAAAACTGTTCTATCTCCACCCAGAGTATTGCAAGAAGGACTCCTGTCCTCATGCTTAGGATTGATACATCTGAATGTTTTAGAGGTGTCTATACCCTGTTCTTCGAGATAGTCGTTGAGATGTAACTGAAGCTTTGAAGTTACTTCATCAAAGTTCTTGATACGCAATGGTTTTACCTATTCTATCTAGTTGTTATGTTGTTGGTTAACTACAGGTGTGTCTTCTTCGGCGGATCGATTGCGTCTGGGAAGCATTCATGTTTGTAACTGCAGTAGCCACAACGCCAGTCTCCGAGGTGCTCGTAATCCTTGAGCTTTCCCTTGCAGAATAGCTGATACTTCGTCTTACCAATCTTTCCCTTCTTCGCAAAGTCGTGGATCTTTTCATCTGGATATTGTAGCTCATAATCCATTGGAGGTACAGTCTTAGTGTCGATATACTTCTGCAATTTTTTGTATCGCGCGAGAATATCATTAATTGAATAGGACTTAACTACTCTACCGTCGATCTTGGGATAGGTAATATCTCCTTCCTGATGTAACTCGATCTTAAATGTCTTACGCTCTGTAGTGTCTCGGAAGAAATAAATCATCTTACCGTAAGGGAATTGATCTTTAAATTCATTGAGATAAACCAGTAACTGCAATAGTTGACTCATCTTGGGCTGTCCTACCTGCTTGGTATTGCCCATAATCTCTTTCTTCGCAAAGTAACCATAGCAACTTTTTATCTCGGCGGGATAAATAATATCACTGCCGTCAGGTTCTATTAGAAGAACATCTATTTCGCCTGATATATTATATTCCTTATTGTAAAACTTAATACTATTATCAACCCAAACACCAGCCATCTTACATTCGTCAACGATCATCTGTTCTACGCGATTTCCCATCTCAAATATCCATTGAGTATAGGCAGAGTGAGGAATAGGTTCTAATCCTCCTTCTACGCGAAAGAAGGCCGCTCTCATGCATTGACCTTCAGTCGTTAGATCTCCATGTCCGTCATAGAACTGTACAGAAGCCTCTGACGGGTACAAAGAGTCATGCCTTATCTCTGGCTTAAACTTTCTACGTGTCTTATGAGAATCTAGGAAATCCCAAAATTTATCTTCCATTAAAACTTTCCTTCCATGACGTTCCTCGAACTATGTGAGCTATTGCCGATCTTGTTACTTTGTATTCTTTTGCAATTTTATATTGAGATTCTTTATCTTCAAAATAGGAAGCCCTTATTTTGTCAACTTGTTCTTGTGTCAATTTAGCTTGAGGACTTTTTTCTCCTTTTGGTTGAAGTTTGGCAAGTTTTCTAAGGTTTTCGCCATTAGCTTCGCCTATCTTTCTTTTTGTTTCCTTTGACATTTTTATTCCAGTACAGCCTTTGTGATTTGTTTTCATTTTTTCCTTTGTTTCTTCGCTATGTTTATATCCGTAACTTCCTTCGCCGCCTTCAGTGCAGTTATATCCATTACCCAAAGTGTCATATGCGTAAATGGCACACATTTCTGCTACAGCCAATATAGATATTGGAATATCTTTATACAATATTTCCCACTTAAGCTCATCTCCATATTTCTTGATCGCATTAGCAAATTTATAATTAGCCTTTCTTTTTCTATCTTTGATAGCGTTCAAATGTTTCGACTTTCTGTCAGATAAAGAAGTCATAGTCTTTCCAATATACGATTTTCTACTTGGTGAAGTCACTATATATATCATTCCAGTCCTTTCTTCCATACCCTCTATTATACTATAAGTATAAGAAAATGCTTAGGAAAAAAGGGTACAAATGGCTGCGATCTCTTTCTGGTTTAAATTTTCGGCGGGTTTTATGGGCGTCTAAGAAGTCCCAAAATGTGTCTATTGTTGTCATGACCCTACTCTATCAGAGTAGAGGGAAGAAGTCGACAAAAGAAGAGAGTGGATGAAGATTTATTCGCCCGGCGAGAAAACTATCCTGTATTAACCTTGAGATACCTTTAGGGTATATCCATCTGTAGAATCTGCCCAGAGCTGACCGGCGACAGAAGGATCAGAGGTAGGAATAGTTGGAACCATAATTGCTCCAGCTCCTGTAATTTGAAGATGTACATTTGCAGAACCGTGGGTGGCAAAATTGATATCACCAGCATCGCCATTACCTGCTCCTGCTGCACCAGTGTAGATCTCTACATTTCCTGTGTCTCCGTCTGTATTTGTAGTGCCAGTGTAGATAGAAAGCGCACCAGAATCGTAGTCTCCTGCGTTTGTGTTGTCTCCAGAGTACATCGATACGCCACCACCGTTGGCTGCATTCGACGTGTTAATGGTCTTGACGTTTAGGCCGACGCCCTGTGAGTTATTGACGATGTTGAAAATACCAGATGAGCAGGTGATGTTGTTGTTAACGTCAAGTGTGCCGGTAATTTCCGTATTGTTACCTACGAGAATCTTGCCAGCCGAGGCATCCATCGTCATCATTGTAGTTCCAGCACCTGGTGCGCCATTCACTGCAAAGATGATATCGCCGGCATCGGCTATACCTGCACCAGCTACACCAGTGTAGATATTTACGTCGCCAGAATCACCGTCTGTAGTGGTGTCTCCTGTGTAGAGCGAAAGCGCACCAGAATCGTAGTCTCCGGCGTTTACGGTATCTCCGGTATTAATCGTTATGGCACCGCTGGCATAAGCTCCAGACCCAGCTGACGTATTAATACTGAGAGACTGAGCATAAGCGTTATTTGTAACACTAAACGCTGCGTTTCCTTTCTGTCGGAAAGTTGTAGCTCCAAAAGTCTGGGATATTATCTCTAGATTCCCTCCACTCTCATCCGTCAGCGTTAGGACGCTGTCGACAGAGGTGTCGAGCTTGACAGATTGGGCGATTTCTCCGATATAAAAATGTTTTTCTCCCTGGTTGGCATACCACACAACCTTGTCATTTCCGCTGCCATCGCCATTAGTCAACGCAAACTCAAGGTGATGTGTTCCTGTATTTGACCACGATAACCACGCATCAGGAGTACTGTACGCATTTCCAAAGCTGGTTTTTCCGTTATCGGTAGTATGTATAGCGCTACCGTAGAGTGCTCGTGTAACGTTTACGTATTGGTTGTAAACTTTCACAACCGAGACTCCACCAGCTACGAGACCAAGTGCATCAGTGTCCTCGCGATATATTCCTGTACCACTACCGTCGTCATCGTCTCCAAACACGATAGATGGATCGGAAACAGTTCCAGCATCAACGACAAGCTGCTTGGAGTTCGTGTTGAGGTTGATATCGCCGCCAGCAACTAATGTCCCTGCCGAAGCATCTAGTGTTAATAACGTAGTTCCATTACCGAATGCGCCATTCACTGCGAAGATGATGTCACCTGCATCTGCAGCGCCTGCTCCTGCTGCGCCAGTGGAAATTTTTATATCGCCCGTATTACCATCTGTGGTAGTGCTGCCCGTGTAAATGGAGACATCTCCTGTGCCATAATTGCCTGAGGCAGTATTATTCCCAGTCCTTAAAGATGCGAAACCCGACGTAGTATCATCTGTACTAGTTCTACTTACTAGCTGTACTGGCATCCCGGCAGTAGAATGTGTTATTGTTCCCCCGTTACCTCCAAATACAAGGCTCGTGCTAGCAAAGCTAAAGCCATTCCCAAAAAAACCGTTAGCTGCATATATATTGACGCCAATGCCGCTCGCTGTAGTGACAGTCAGTCGTTTGTTGCCTGACTGTGTATCGAGTCGAATACCTTCATCTTCAGCGTTGTTAGTTATCTCAATAATGCCGTCTGCACTATCTGTAATCTTTGAACCGTTAGTTAATTTAAGAGCACCCGACATAGCTCTAGTGCCGTCTATAAGAAAATAGTGATCGTGATCGTCGCTGTCTCGATTAAGGAGTTCGCTGTGGTCTAGGCCTGAAGGATGGGTTGAGAAGGTCCAGAGAGCGCTAATTGCTTCTGTATCGGCTATTGCTCCGTATTGTGGGTGATCGTCGTCTGATAGGCCTGTAAGATCTCCGTGATCTGTGGAGAAACCAGCTATCTCGTCATCGATATAACCTTTTGTAGCTAAATCTCCACTAACTACGGGAGTTACTCCTCCTACCGCAGCAGAAAAGTCTCTTGTTCCATCTGCAAGAATATACTGTGTATGATCGTCGTCTGATAGGCCACCTAATGTTCCGTGATCTATGTCTTCTACGTCTGTTGACGCTAGTACCCAACTTGATCCAGTATAAAGATTTAGAGCATCGGTTGTAGTGTTATATACAATTGCTCCCTGTGCAGGATTTAGAGCATCTCTTTCAGTTGTTGTTACGCGCGGGGGATAAAGAGAACCTGTTGCATCTACTGTCCCTACTACATCTTGAAGAGAAGTGATCTGAGATTCAATTACTGCTACGAGGTTTTTTAATTCGCGGCGGGTGGCGGTATTATTTAAGCTTGTCTGAACCTGGTTGAGCTTTAATTGAGCAAGTTCAAGCTGCGCCTGCAACTGCGAATTAGTTAATGCCATTAATTCAAATTAGTCCAAGCGTCACTTATATAGACTTGTGCTTTTCCGAGAGAAATATTTATGATCATTGCTCCTTCCGTAACAGTCAGAGCGTCTCTTTCTGTAGTGGTATATCTAGGAGGATACAGAGCGCCAGCCTCATCTATCACTCCTACAACTTGTTGAAGGGAAGTAATTTGAGATTCGATCACTGCCATGAGATTTTTTAGCTCGCGGCGGGTAGCTACATTATTGAGCGCTGTACTAATTTTATTGAGCGCATTTTCTATTACTTCAATACGTGCCTGTAGTTGACTATTAGTTAATGCGATCGTTTTCTCCTCTAGAACGTTCCTATTGTACTATTATCAGGTAACTTCTCAAGTTCCTTGAGATAAACATCTTTAGTCAATGCTTTTTGTGCTACGTTTCCCGCAAAGATCAATCCTGCTACGCCAGTAACACCTCCAACAAATAAACCAAAAGAAGGAAGAAGAGCTGGAGTGAATGCAGTAGCAACAAACCCAAGAGCTATCATCATAATCGCAAAATAGGCGAAACGGATTTTCTGATTACGGGGTTGTCGTTTCATGATTAGCGCTCTGCGCCATGGCCGGAGAAGGAACGTTTTCGAATACCATCTTGCCTCCAAGCGTGAGCATACCTCCCACAATAGCTGCCAACATTATAGAAAGAATCTTCTTGATCCAGCTCGTATCTGTCTTTACGGCAACTATATCTTCTTTTATGCCTCCGACCTTTGTGTCGAGGCAACTAACTTTCTCTTCAAGTCCTTCTACCTTTGTGGAAGTCACTATTTGATGAGTTGAAATTTCTTCTATTTTTTCACTTAGAGCTGTCATAGATTTACTCCCAAAAGAAACATTTTTAGATCGCCCAGAGTACAAGAAAATCCAACAGTTGAATTGGCGTGTAATTCGGAATTATATACCCCAAGAACTCTACCGTTTTCATCGAAGACGGGACCTCCGCTACATCCACCCCCGCATTCTGCAAATATTACGTATTCATCGTCAGAGTCTATACCGCTAAAATGTCCTGTAGAATTAACGACTGATCGTCTACTTGGACAACCTGCAATGTGAACGATATCTCCATGTATTGGATATCTTTTTGAGATTTTTAAGGGAATTGATTCTACATTCGGAATGAGCAAGAGACAAAGATCTTTTTCTTTGTCCGTATCCAATATTTCATGCTTTATTTCTTGATCTTCTAGCCGGTTAAATTCGTTGACT